CCTCCCAAACCTCCCACACCTCCCGGACCTCCCAAACCTCCCACACCTCCCGGACCTCCCAAACCTCCCACACCTCCCGGACCAGTTGTCGGAGGAATATATATGACTGAATTAAAAAAAGCATATAGTAGCGGAAATCCTGGAAAGGCCGTAGCAATGATACCAAACAATCCAATATATCAAGCCGATCTAAACGCATTTAGAGCTGCTTTAATACCAAAAGCAGATAAAAAACAGGGTGTCTTGGATGAAATTTGTAGAGTGGACCCAACAGATCCATTATGTCCTGGAGGACCTCCCAAACCTCCCACACCTCCCGGACCTCCCACACCTCCCACACCTCCCACACCTCCCACACCTCCCACACCTCCCGGACCAGTCGGCCCCGACCCTGCTGGCTTAGATATAGGCGAGGGTGAAACAGTACGTCGTGAAGAAAAGATTGAAGAATATTATGTAACCGGCGAACCTGATATTGTATTATTCAAAGTGTTTTTATATAAGACAATTAATGGAAGAGATCAATATGTTGGTCAAAGTACATGCTCTAGAAATCAAACTGTTAAGTCAGTATTAGATGCTTTCAAACAATCATGTATGAGATGTTTAGTATCAAGTGGAAAGATGTTTGTAACATCATTAGATCCCAAAGATTTATATGTTTCATTTGCCAACTTAAACTTAAAGTATGATCAAGTAGAATTATTCTTAATCTAAAAATAATATTTTTATTAAATTATTAATTAATAATTTAATAAATAGTTCTCATAATAAGTTAGAATATATATAAAGATATATTTAGATTATATTATATGTCCGATAAAGTAGATTATTTAGATGAAGATCCTGTCATTCCAAAACAAAAATATTGTGTAATTAGTGTTTTAACTCCTAAGAATTTTAAAGACGTCGATGAAAAAACATCAATGTATACTTTTAAGGTTAGAGGATCTTATGATTCTGTAGAAGATGCTCAAACAAGAATCAAATATTTAAATTCAATTGATCCTAATGTTAATATTTATTTAGCAGAAGTTGGTAAATGGTGTCCTTTTGAAGATGATCCTGAGAAGGCGAAAGATGCTGTTTATCAAGATGAAGAATTAAACAGATTAATGAAAGGTTATAAGGAAAATCAAGAAAAAGCTAAAGAATTATTTGATCAAAGAAAGGCAGAATTAGTTAGTAAGGCTTTAGCTGACACAAAAGAAAAGAAAGAAAAAAATAAAGCAGATGAATCATTAGCAAAATTAAAGGTTGAAGATTCACTCAAAGAAAAAGAAGCTGAAGTAGAAGAAAAGGAAGAAAAGGTTAAAGAAGGTAAGAAAGAAGTAGAACAAAAGAAGGAAGAAATCCATAGTCGCGAAGATAAGATTAAAAAGTTAAATGATGAAGTAGCTGCTGCTAAAAAGAAATATGAACAAATGTTGGCTAAAGCTTCTAAGTAAATAGAATGAAAAAAAGAGAGAGGCAAGAGAGGCAAGATAAGGTAAGATAATACAATTTTAATTTTATGATGTAAAATTAAAATTCATTTTATAATATATGATATAAATACAATAGCATAAAATTATATTTTTATTTATTCAATATAATCTTTAAAAAATTTAAAATATATTATAATATATGAGCGCAGGAATAATTGCGAATATAATTTTTGTATTAGCTTTAGTTTTTATAAGTATAGGTCTAACAAGATCTGAAGCACTATCAACTCCTCCTAAAGAAACAATAAGATACATTCCAAGATCACTAGAAGAGGAACAAAAAGAGCCAGTTAAGGCCGGAAAAATATTTAAATCAATGTTTGATCAACAAGCACCCTGGATTGGATCTTTCTATGATGGAAATGCTTTTGAAAGAAGAGTATTAGATGAAGATAAGGGATCATTAAAGAAAAAGAAATAAATTCTATTTTGACACCTTAACTAATACATTTGCTTTTTTTCTCATCATATAATCATTTATATCAAATATATTCATTTTTTTACCATGATTTGGATCAAAATTTTTTTTATCAAAATCTATAAATATATTACTCCCTATAGGAAAGTCTTGAATATCGGAGGCTTTAAAATAGAAAATTCTTTCTTTAAGATCAATACTACGTGAGCTATTATCAATAACCATACATCCGTAATTTTGTGTCATCTGTAAGAATACACTTTCAAATAATTCAAAACTTGGAAACATACCAGCATAATGTTCATATAATTTTTTTCGATTCATTCTGATATCTTCTGCTAATAAAAATATAAAATTAAATTGTGATCTATATTCTGGAAGAATACCTAAAGAGTATTGCATAGATAAGATGTAATTAATATGTCTATGACGGCCTTCATTCATAATTGATAAAAAATTTGGATCTTCTGCCCACTGTTTTTTAGCACTCATACAATCATCCATAATAAATACAACACGAGTATCAATATCACTCTTACCCTCTTTTTTTCTTTTATTATTTTTTTCAATAATCATATCTTGTCTCTTTAATAAACGCTGCATAATTTCAGGTTTATATTCATGATGAATAAATGATGGAGGATATATTGTATCATAAAACTTATTTAATCTATCAGTTGGAGCAATAATAACACCAGCGGGTATGTCAGCCATTTTTTTCATAATTTCACGGATAACCCATGATTTACCACTGTTAGATTTAGCAATAATACATATTCTTGGATTTAAGAAAGTTTTATCAGATTTATATAATAAACTTTCAAGGTTAAATTTTTGAATAGGTAAAACTTGTCCATTAACATTAAGCGAAGTCATTATATAATAAGGATAGAAAAAATTATTAAATCAATATTAGTTAATTTATATTATAAGTCATTAAATTACAATATTAATATTATTATTTTTTGTAAGAAAATAAATTTTTGGTTTGTCTTGAAAAAAATGTAAAACTAAACAAAAATAACTATTATTCGAATTTAAATCATTATATATAATATTAAAATCTTCAAAAGAATTAATTAAATTAATAAAATAGGTATTATAAATATTTAGTTTTATAATTGGATCTTCGTTATAAAAAATAAATAAATAATTATGAAATGAACTAAAATGAAGACTAAATGCGGTATTTGTTATCAATGAAACTCTAGAAGATAAATATAATTTTTGTAAAAAATAATTATTATTTATATAATTATCAAATACTACTAATTGGTCATTATAATTATATGGTGAATCTATATATTTAACTAGATGATTTAATATTGAGCTATATTCAACAATATTATTATAATAATAAATATTTGAATTATTCGTATCAAATTTTAATTCCGAAAATACAACATTAAATGGATGATTTATATGATTTATTAATCGTTTAATTAATATTCGTCCTTTACTAATATCACCAATTATACCAATTTTTTGAGGAGAATCAATTTTTAAATTTGATAATTTTAATTCAGGAAAAGACAACATCTTTTTAGAATTATTCATATAATAAATATTAAATAATATTTATTAAATTATTTATTTAAAGTTGCCCATATCTGTAAATATTTCTTGAGCTGAAATATTTAGCTTTATGTGCTTACTAACAACATAATATATTAATAAACCGGTTATTACCGCAACAAATCCAGATAATTGAATTGAAATACTCTTCTTATCATCATAAATTGTTTCGATATATTGATATATTGATGTTGCTAAAAAGATAAGAACTGCGTCAAATATTGGATTATCAAAATCTAATTTACTATAAATATTCTCCATATAATTAATAAATAATTTTTTTTTATTTATCAAACTATAATTTTATTAATATCCTCGAAAATTATATACTTTTTTACTATTTGATTCTGAATTTGATACAGAACTATTAACAGATTCTTGGACAGGATTTAACGATGTTTTATATGTAGTTCCTTTTTTATTATTTTTATCAGCATTACTAAATTCTTCTTCTATTCCACCACCTTGCTTATAATAAGGCTGACTTGATTCACTACCTATATTATTTTTTGGAATTTGAGTAGGTTGATGATTATTTGGTATAATTATATTAATCTTTTCAGATTTATGTGATGATCTATGTTCAGATCTTTGATCAAATCTATGTTCAGATTTCTTACCTCCATTTTTAGTTTCTGTTATTGGTATTGGTAATGGTTTAACTGATGGAGATGCTGCTTTTTGTTGTTCATATATTTCTTTTAATGACATTGGTGGTTGAGATTGAACAATACCTGCTCCATCCAGTTTATGAACCTGTAAATTATTAGGAACATTTTCATAATGCGCATTCATTTCAGATGAATTTGAATCTGGATTTGAAATTGATTGTTGATTTAATAATCCATATTGTTTATTATTACTTTCTGTTTGAACGAGAGATCTAATATATTTATCATTATTAACATCACTCATAGTTCCCAAATATTTCTTAAGTATTAACTGTAATGGAAGCATTTTACGAATTGCTTCTTCAATAGCCTCTTTTATTAATTTATGTGCTTTTAATTGATTCTTTTTATATTCTAATGCTGGAACTTTATGATAAAATAGAAAGGGATAATTATAAAAGATCTTTGCGACTTCAATATATATGTTATGAATAAATTTTTCATAATTTAAATTTATGTTAAACTCTTTTAATACCTTTTGTTTATTAGCTAAATCAGTGCTAGTTAATAGTAATATATTTGATTGTATAACTGCTTTTATTAAATCGTCCATTATATCAGCATTCTTTTCATTTGCTTTTTTTATTCTTGATGCTTCAGTTGATAACAATGTTTCATTCCAAGCAGGAATTTTTGATAAAAATCCCTGAAATGTTTTTAATTCTTCACCATCAGATGCTTGTTCTTTAACTTGTAAATATATAGATTGAATACCTTCGTAAATAAAAGGAGTTAACATGTTAATAAGTTGAATAGTATATTCTTTTTTAATTTCAATTAAAAAATTTGAATCAGCCATAATATAATATATATTATATTATTTCATATTTATAAAAATAAATAAACTTACTAATATTGTCTGCTTCCATTACCTCCTCTTGTAGAAAGTAAGTTTTGTTGATCACCTGTATAACATCTGCAACCAGGTGGAGCAACACCGTCACCCATACATGTTACATTAGATGTTCTAAACTTTCTTCCTACACCAACATCATCCCATCCAACAGGATCATTTTTTTTAAACATTTCATCCATATTATCTCCCTTCCAATAATATCCACAGCATTTTTGAGAACATACTGATGCGCTTAATGGTGTCTTTAAATTATAAGTATCTTTGACTGAGTGTAAGTTATTTACGTCTGTCATTTTTTCAATTACTTTCTTTGAAGATTTCTTTAATAAGGGAATCTTTTTTGGAACAACAATTGGGGATGATCTCGCAGATACAACAGGTGTTGATTTACGAGAAGATACTGGTGTTGATTTTACAGATGAAACAGGTGTTGATTTACGAGAAGATACTGGGGTTGATTTTACAGATGAAACAGGTGTTGATTTACGAGAAGATACTGGGGTTGATTTTACAGATGAAACAGGTGTTGTTTTACGGGATGATAATGGTGTTGATTTTACAGATGAAACGGCAGAAACAGGTGTTGATTTACGGGATGATACTGGTGTAGAACGAATGGATACAGGAATTGATCTTTTAGAAGATATAGATTTTACAGATGATCTACGAGATGATCTTTTATCACCTTTTCTCTTTAGAGCTCTTTTCATTTTTAAAGCAGCTAGACGAGCAGGAATTTCAAAATAAGGCATACCTGGTGATTTTAAATCAACAGCGGGTCTAGTTTTAAAATTTAAAGAATCAGAAGCAATACTTTCGGGGTATGAAAACATTGAAGGAATATATTGACTGTATCTTTCAGTTACTTTTTTTTTATCTTTTTCTCCTTCGTCTTTGACTTTTTCTCCTTCTTCTTTGACTTTTTCTACTTCTTTAGATTTAGATTTTTTTGAAGAATGAATAAAGAAGAACCATAAAGCTACAATAACAGCGATAACTATTAAAACGGTATAATCACCTCCACCTAATTGATTTTTTATTAATTTATATGACATGTTTATATTATTTATAAATATATTATTTTTAACATAATATAAATATAATTAAATAAAGGATTATTTATGTTTCTTTTCAATTGGTTTTAATTCAATTATTAACTTATCTATTATGTAATTACCAGAATTATCTTTTTTTCTAGCAATATATTCTACATAAATTTGATCATCTAAATATTTTTTTAATATTTGATTAAATTGTTTTATATATTTATGATCATTAATTACTTTTTTAAAAAAAATATCATTATTTAAGTAATCTGATCCATATTCTTCAATGGCTTTTGCTTGTAATTCTAACGACTCGACAACAATTCTTTTAAAAGTATCATCATCAGATTTAACAACTATTTTTTCTTCTCCGGTATTTGAATGGATAATATATATTCCTTCTGGTGTAATAACTATTGACCCTTGTGTTTCACCAATATTATAATGTTCTATAAAATGATAAATATCAGAAACTGATGGAAATTCATATAATATTCCGTTTTTTGATCTAGCTCCAGGATATGGAGTTGCCGGATGAGTATGAAACATGAATTCATAATCTAATGCATCATCCATATTTTGTGGTAGTAAAATTTCAGGGTCATCTTTATCTTGTCTATTAGATCTACCACTAATTAAGATTTTTTCTAGACCGTGTTTATCAAAATCTAATAAACCGGCATGTTCAGAGTATCTAAAATTTTTAGATTTATCTATATAAGATTTAGTATTTCCGGAATACATTAAACTATCTAAAATAAGTATTTGATTTTTATCAAGAATAAATTTTTTTAGATTTTCTTCTTTTACAAATGTTGCTTTTATTTTTATACGAGAACTTCTTTTCATCTTTGAATTTATTTCATGAACAGGTTTATAATTATGTTGAGTCATGTGATGTATTAGGGAATTATCAAAAAGTAAATCATCTTTCTTATATAAAATACGAGAACTTTGAAAATTACATGAGTGACACTTATAATTTCCAATTTCTTTGGATTTTGAATTAAAATATAAATTAGCAAATCCAAGAACACTAGATCTATTAATATCTGAATAATTATATATTAGCGGTATATCTATATATTTTTTCATCAAGTTCGAAAACTATTGTAAACTATTATATAAAAAAAAATTGATTTATATATATAATAAATAAGAATCTTATTATTTAATATATGAATCAAAATTTAACGAATAAATCATCTAATCAAGATAATATGCTACCAGTTAAAAAATCTAGAAGAAACTTAGAAGCACTTGAAATTTCTGACGAAAAAAAAAAATCTCTAGAGACTCCTAGTGTATCAACTGAAAATGTTAAGAAATCTTCAAAAAAAAGAAATTTAAATTTCTTTGAAGAATCTTCAAAACCTACAGAGCCTACAGAACCTACAGAGTATATTAATACTTATATTAATGAATCAACTGTTAGAAAATCTTCAAGATTATCAGAAAATACATCTAAAGAAAATATAACTACTAATTTACCACAAGTTAGTCGGCGAGCACCACGTAATTTAGATAAATTAGAAGAAGATGTTGTTTTTAGTATTAAAGAAAAAGAAACAAAGATGGCTCTTAGAAATGAAAAAATTTTTAATGAAAAAGGAGCACCTAGAGGAGGATATAATCGATATGATACTCGTTATGAACGAGTATATAATAAGCCGATTGAAGAAAAAAAGCCAGAAACAAATATTAATATGTTAGATACTAAATTATTCCCAACCCTACAAGGAGTCGAAAATAATAATTCAATTAAAACAGCAAAATTATCTGTATGGAATATGACAAATCATAATATTACAACTATTAAACCTAAATTAGATACAGCTCCACAAGTAGGTGATAAAAATAAATTAGGTGCGCCTATAAAAAGTATTGATTTTAAGCCAACTAATAATTCATCTTACAATGATGAAGATAATTGCTCTTATGAATCTGATGAATATATGGAAGAAATAAAAGAAACAAAGTATGAGGATGATACTTATAATGACGATGATGCCGACGAAATACAATATATTAATGATTTAATGGAAAAAGAGATTGAATTAACAAATAATCTTGAATTTGTTAAGAGAACTCATGATCGCAGAAATAATTTTCATCTAAAATTTTTACATCAATTAGAAGTTGAGTTAGTAAGAGTAGAAGATGAAATTTATAGACATAGATGTTTAGAAAATGAATTAGAAAAAATATATGGACCAAAACATATTCCATATAAATCATTATATGATATAGACGTTGAAAAAAGAGAAGAAGAGGAGAGAAAACTTCAATCAGATAAAAATGTAAATAAATTTTTATTAGATTTACAAAAACTTAATAAATGACGAATAGATATTATATTAAGTATTTGGCGGTAATTAAGTAGGTTCAATAAAAGTTTTATCAATATTATTAATTGATGATATATTTTTAATGTTTATCTTATAATTTATTAGAATTTTATTTAATTTATCTGATTTCTTTGCTTTAACTAAATATTTATACATTTTATGTAGATATAATATATCATTATTGTTAAAATTTATTAAATGATTTCGAATATTCATAAAATTCTTACGATTTATATTTTTTATTGATACACTATTTAAATCATATGAAAAATTTAAATTATAAAATTTATTAGTACTCTTTGATATCATATCAAATGATGGTTTTACACATGAAAAATAGCCATGCGTATCTTGTAAATACCAATTCTGATCTGAATATATATTTGTCTCAATTACATCACCATTTGACAATGAATTAATTACATTGTATATCATATCTATTTTTTCTGATTTTGTTAATATTTTATTTTCAATTGCTAATGGATAATTTTCAAATAACATTAAAGGTAATAAAACTTTTTCTTTATCATACATTTTTAACGATGATTGTATTGATCTATAATTATCCATTAAATTTTTATTAGATATTAGAAGACCACAATCAATATCTTTTCTCTGAGTATATAATCGATATTGTTTAAATTTAATATCATCGATGGTTTCACCAAAAGTTAAATATAAATCTTGTAGGATTAATATACACTTACGTATATCTTTTTGCGAATATTCTATTATTTTATTTATTACTTCAGGAATAATTTGTAAATTTTCTGCCTTACATATCTTATTTATAATTGTTTTTAATGATGTTTCGCCCGGTAACTCAAATTTGATTTCAGGACAATGTTTCTTCTGTATTAATTTATTTATAAATTTTGAATGTGTTAAATTTGATATCAGTATAATAGGAAACTTTTTTTGTATCTCATTTAACAAAAATAAATTGATTATATTTTTTTTCTCATTTGTTAAATTTATTCTATTAGTATCATCTATAATTACTCCAATTTTCTTTTTTGGATTATTTATAACTGTCTCGTATATATCATCTTTTTTTTCATCACTAGAAGCAAAATATATATAATCATATCCAGCTTCTTTTAATAATATTTTTGATAAAATTGTCTTTCCTACACCAATACTACCTATAATAATATAAGATGGTGATGAATTTGGAAAATCATGTAGCCATTTTTTTATTTTAGATACTGCTATAGAATTACCAATAAACTGACTACTATTTTGTGGTTCATATTTATTTACCCAATTTAAATTCATACTTTAATTATTTATTACTATTTAAATTAAAAATTGATTTTATAAGTTTATATATTCAATTTTCTTTATAAATTATTATAATAAGTACCATGCTAATCAACTGTCATACTCCTGATGGCTCATGTCTAAAATTAGATATTAGTGATATTAAAGATTTTTCAAGTTTAAAAAGAAAAATCTATCTTTTAAAATTTAAATCAGAATTACAAAGTTTAGATGATGTATCATTAATTACATACGCTAAAATTATTGAAGAAGATGATGAATTTAATTTAGAAGAAAATCAAGTTATATTGGTAAAGATAAATATTAATATAGAATTAAATAAATTTGTAAATGATCAAAGACTAATCTCATTAATTTCTAATGAAAAACACCGAAATATAATGTATAAAATTTTAGAAAATCCATTATTATTGGATAATTTATTGACATATAAATATCAAAACGAGGTAGATATTATTAAAGGTATGAATTTTAATATATCCGATGATAAAATAAAAGAATATTTAAATAATAATAATGGTAATATAGAAATAGTTGTTGGGTCAATATTAAACTTATAGTTTAGTTATTAAATTTAATTTATGTAAATTTGATAAAAATATTTAGTTAAGAAATTAATTATTCTAAAAAATTTTATTTTAATATTATATATAATATAATGGATAAAGCAACTCGTACATTTGATAGTTCAGTTTCTGGTAATGTTCAAAAAGAAGTTGAACGCCTTATTAGTGAAGGAAAAACATCCTTAACTTTACAAGATTATGAACGTCTTAGACGCAAATACCCCGATGACAACAATCTATATGAAAAAGTAATGGAAGCTTTTACTGAACGTGCTCATGAAGTTCGCAGAACAGCCCGTAAATTCTATAACTTAATCATGAAAAACGTATTAGAAGGCTCTACATCTGGCCACACATTATACTCAATCTTAAGCTTAGCCAAAAAATATGCCAAAGATAATGGATTAAGTGATTCTGAATTTGAAGAATTCAGAAGATTAGTAGAAATGAAACTCTCATCTGGTGTAGATGAACAACCTAAAGAAGACAGAGGCTTATTTCCCTCTACAAATGTAACATCATTCTCAAAATTACTTGGCACAGTAGCTGTAGAAGCACACAATGGCTTACAACTCAAAGAAAGTGATTATGGTGTATTACAAGAAGTATTAAAGATTTACTCCATGACACGCACTCTCCATGCTTCAGTAATCATTCAATCAATGCTCCACACAGATTGCTCAAGTGTATCTTTAAATGGCAGATATGATGCCTCAAAGCACAATCCTGCTATCTACGTAAATTCTTTACTCTTTGCTCTCTTCGTTCCTAAATTCAACTCTGTTGATGAACGTATGTTATTATCTAACGTTGCTGGTGTAATCAAAGCTAAATACCAAAAAGAAAGCATTGCTACATTACCTGACTACAGACTTTTCTATGCCTTAGTAACAGACAAAAACGATGTAGTCTGCGACAGTGAAAGCCCTATTAAAGATTTACGCAACAGAGTTCTCTTACAACAACACTTATGGAACTCCGTAATTGCTATCCGTGCCGGTAAATACTTTGATGTAACAGCTGCTGAATTTATCAATTCCATCGATAACTGCAAATTCTCCGTATATTCTCCCGAAGTAGCAAATATGGGTGATGAAACAATGGTTCTCAAGAGATTATTTGCTTCTTTCTCATTCAACCCTATCACCGTAGTATCTGCCCCCTTATACTCTGGAATGAACTACACCCAATTCAATACAATTGGCTACACTCAAGAAGTATACAACATCCCTTACCTCCAATACAATGTCCCCCCTGCCCAAACACTTACAGGTGTTCTCAACTTAACAGATGTATTAAACCAAACCATTTATGAATTCAAGAATAATCAATTTGTCCAACGCTCTCGCAGAATCCACTCTGCTGAAGAAATCATTGCCGTATCTCTCTCCCGTAAATTCCGCGCCCCAGAAGTACGCACTGCTTCAAGCCCTTTCTTTGTAGCTCTCCCTTTAACAGTAAATGGTTATGAAACAATCAATCAAACTGAAGTAAATTGCCCCCCAACAATCCAAATCGGTGACAATGCTGAAACATTCATGTTAAAGTCTGCTGTATTTGCTGAATTAATGACACCTGTAGTTAATACAGGTGCCGCAAATGCTCCTTTTGTAAGCACAAACGAAATCGTTGTTGGAACATCTGCGATTGTAAATAATGGTGCTGGATACTATGCTTACAGACCTGTATTAATTCACACTCCTTTAGTATCCGGTAATGTCAAAACAAACCAAGCATCTCCAATCACAAGATTAATCCCTGGTAACATTGATGCGAATGGAAACCCTGATGTAGATACAAATCCTACTACCATAATCAACAAGCGTGGTTTAGTAGTATTCTACCAAAGAAGTTCTTAAATATTAATTAATTGAATAATTATTTATTAAATAATTATAAAATTTTTAAAATTATTAAAATTTTTAAATTTATCTGGGTATAACACTGGGGAGTGATTCTTTACGTTGTTTTGAAACATTTATTGGTAATTTTGGAGGTGATAATGGGGTGTCGGCATCAACTAGATAATTTATATAAGCTTCTACTTCATTTAAAATCCAAGGAGTTACATAATTAATAACTCTTTCATTTAATTCTTGAACTTGTTCTTTTAAATTATAAGGTAAGTGTCTAGCATAATCGTGATAAATACCATTCATAATGATAGTAATATCTTCTTCTTTTTGTCTAGATATAATATATTTACTTTTTTTAGCAACATTACGTATGATTGCGTTTTGAATTATTTCAATATTTTCTGTTAAAAAAAATGCTTCTTTTACTAATTCAGCATTATTTGCGTCATAACAATCTACTTCAACACATTGTTTAAGATCTGTATATCTTTGAAAATATTTTTGTCTGTGTTCATTTGTAAATAAAAATGGAGCCTTATCTAATTTATGAATTATATCTTTATTATCTTTCTTTTCATTAAAATCTGTATATAAATCATAATAATTAAATTCAATCTTCTTCTTATTACTCTTAGATATTAATTCATTTTGTCTTTTAATATCTAATTCAGTTGTATTAATTTCTAATACTTCTAATTTAGGAGCTTTTCTATTTAAATATGCGTCTCTATCTTTCTGTCCAAAATTAAAATAATTTTGATTTGGATTTTTATTCATATATTATATTAATATAATTATTTAATTATATTAATTTATCTAAAAATCTAATTCATATGTTTCTAATAATTCATCATCTGATATTTTTTGATTTGGTTTGTATGATTGTTTAATTTGTTCATTAACAATATCAATCTCAGTATAATCTACTTTTCTAATTTGTGTATTTTTTATTACACCATTCAAATCTTTGGTAATTTGAATTATTTCTGCTTTATTTTCACTACTTACATGTTCTTTAAATAAAACAAATTCATAATTTGTAGCATCTTTAGATAATGCTACTAACATTCCACGTGTCATATCTGTTTTATTATCTGTTATTCTATTTTTCTTTTCAGCATCAGTTAGTATAGTTCCAACTCTATTATGTAAATAATGTCCATGATGTCTTATAATATTATCTAAATTATTTGATTTAGAACCAATTTTTCCAATTAGTTCTAAAATTGAATCTTCTGGAGGAATACTTCCATACATCTTATCTGCCTTACTTGTAAAGGCATTACGATTAAATATTTTCTTTTGAAATAATTCTTTATTTCTATCATCAATCATTGTTGAATAATCAACGTCGTCAAAAAATCTTTTCATCATAATCTTATGTTTAAATTCATTATCTTTCATTCCCATTATCTTTTTAACGGACAAACTTGTTTTTAAACTAGTAATTTCTTTTTCATCTAAAGATAAATCTTGAAAACTTGAATCAATTACTAATACTGCTCCATAATTAGGAACATAGAAATCTATTCCATTTATTCTATATCTCCAATATCCAATGTTGTTATTATCATAATTTGTATCTTTTATAAAAACATTATGTTCTAAACTAAAGTCATATATACATATGTCTTTTTTATGTAATATATATACAGCTTGATGTAATTGAAAAAGAACTGATTTCCAAATTTCAGGATCATGATAACCTGTTGAAATCATTTTTAATACTGATACATTAACTCCATTTTGTTCATACTTTCGTGTGCTCCATGAAAGAATATTTTGAGTAGGAGCCTCTGTTAAAGCTATTAAGCATGTATCAGCATAATCCATATAATGATTTTCACTTTTCATTTTTTCATCTATAAATTTTTCCCAGTTAAATATTTTAGCAGATAGTGGAGGTGTTGGATGAACAGTAATTAATGAGCTCATTCTTAATGATGCTATAACTGGATTTACAACCATTGGTGTAGCATATTTTGCCTTTTCCATTCTATATTTTTCTTCTAGTGTTTTTCTCATTTCAGCTTCAAATCCAGGCACTCCTAATATTTTCTTATTAACATATTCACTATATATCTTAGTATATTCGACTAATTTAGAATCTAATTGTTGATCTCTTGCTAATCTATACTTCGCAAAATCTAGTAAAGTTCTTGGGTGAATAAAATATGATATAATTGATATAAAATTAGGCGATACATTTTTTTTAATTATTTCATCACGTATATATTCAAAATACGCTAATTCTCTCCATACTTCAAAATATTTTCTAAATCTCTCTCCAACAGTATTTAATACTGCTTCACCATTTAATAATTGATATACTCTTACATTAATACCTAAATTATCAGTTGCGCATTGTATTTGTGTTCTTTCATCTACTCTTATGGGATAACATGACTTATAAATTAAAAGTCTATCTGGTAATCCAGTATAAGGATTATTTGTCATCTTATTATAATTATATGGATTTACACCAATAATTTTTAAATGACTTAATAGGGTATTAATTTCAGACTTTCTCTTAGTATCAAATCCGATGACTTCTCCATCACCTTGTTTTATTAATACATTTCTTAAATAATTTAATACTACTAATCTTTCAGATAATGTATTAAATGAATTTTTTGCTAATGTTATTCTATCTGGAAGCATATCTTGATATACTTCTCCTAATCTTGTTACATCTGTTCCTCCAAATGTAATTTCGTATTTTTTAACAATTGGTGGAACAGCCGGATGCCATAACATTGGATTAGTTGTAGAATTTGGAGCATAAGGATTCATCATTGGAACATAATATGTTGGATTAAATGTTTGTGAAACTTTTTGAGGTAATGGATTCATTTGAGGTATATTTAATTGTAAGCTAGTTCCCTGAAAATTACTTTGAGAGGGAGGAATATATGCTTGAGTAGTTCCATTTAAAGGATTTTGAAATGGTCCTTGTTGAGGTTGTGATTGAGGAAAACTTTGTTTTTTTTCTTCAGCATACATAGCCTTTTTATTTTTTCCTTCATTTATTGGTTCATATGGATTCGCAAAAGATTCCATATATTTAGGAACAACTTGAATACCACCTTTTTGTGACTTGTGTTCTTTTTTGTGAGATTTATTGGACTTGTATTTTAATGACACAGAGTTTTGGTCATTATAGTTTTTTGAGCTATTTATTGAGTCAAAAAAAAAATTTTCAGTTCCACCCATCATTTGAGGAGCCATCATTTGAGGGTTCATCATTCCTGGAGGTGGCATCATTCCTGGAGGTGGCATCATTCCTGGAGGTGGCATCATTCCTGGAGGTCCATTCATCATTTGAGGTCCATTCATCATTTGTCCAGGACCATTCATCATCATTTGTCCAGGACCATTCATCATTTGACTAGGATCCATCATCATGGGATTTCCATTCTGCATTTGAGGACCATTATATGGTCCAGGTCCTGGACCATTCCAGGGCCCGCCTGGCATGTTTGGGTCAGGTCCTCCTGGCATTCCAATAGGACCACCGGGCATCATAGGACCTGGGCCACTTGGCATCATTGGCCCACCTGGCATAGGACCAGCTCCAGGACCACCTACAGGGCCTCCTGGCATCATAGGACCTCTCATATTATGAATATTTTTATCAACCATAGGTAAGTTACTATTCATTTGTAAATCACTCGCGCTAGCACCTAAGGCACCAAATAATTTATTTGTATTTTGTTTATAGTTAGATTCTTGATTATTTGATCCTAAAAGAGATTCCATCTTTGAACGAGATGAATAATTGGAGTGTTCAGAACGTTCTGAACGAACAGCACGATGATTACGAGACTTCATTCTTTCAGCTTCTTTAGGGTTGTAATTTTTAACTTCTTTTTCATCAACTGATACATCAGATGACATATCATCAATATCTAAATGTTTTTTAGCTTTTAATACCTGTTTTGGTTTTTCAGTTGTATTTTCTGTTGAATCATGAACAAAATTATCATCTGAAGATACTTCTTTATCATTATTTGTAATTGATTCAGAAATTTCATCTTCAGATTCTTCATCAACATCAATAGATCTTCTTAATTGTCTGCGATATACATTTTTTCCATTCTTTGATCCCTTCTTTGATCCCTTCTTAGAATTTTTTTTAGAATTTTTCTTTGCCCCTCCTCTCATTTTTCTAGAACCTCTTTTCATAGGAGCTTCAACTGATACTTCAGTATCCATATTTTTTAATTTATACTTATTAGAGTTTGAGGCCATATTAGATCTATTTAAATTAAAACTAGATTCTTTAAAAGTTAAATCTATTGGTTTATTATCCATTATATCTATAATAAATATATTTATTTTATTTATTATAAAATTATAATTAATAAATATTATTTGAGATATTAAAATGTTAATAATTATTTAATTATTAATATCTAATACACTAATTAAGTTTATTATAATATAATCTATATTATTTATTTGAACCAACTGATACATCCGAATCCATATCTTCTAATGATAAACTTTTTTTTGTTTTTTCATTTAATTTGCCGTTATTCCTGAGTGGAGTTTCAGTTGTAAAAGATACTTCTGATAAATTAGAAGTAACTTTAAATATCTCAAAATTTTCAGATATCATTGAATTTATTGAATTTGATTTGTTTGTATTGATCATTTTTTGTATGTAATTATTAATATTTTTTGATACTTTATTTACTTTTAATAATGAATTTAAAAATTTATCAACATCATATTTATTATCAAATGTTTTCAAAGAATCTATTAAACTTTCATTATCTAATTCATCAACTATTATAGATTCATCAAAATTTGTTATCTTTAATTCTAATCCAATATTTGGAACTATATATTTATATCCATTCAAATCATACTCATATGTATTACTATTTTTTTCTTTTAAATAACAATATATATTTTTAATATCTAAATTATTATGTCTAAATTTAGGATATTTGGTCTGAATAACAGCCAAAGTATGTAATACTTGAAATATTATAACTTTTATCATTGTATCATCAATTACCATATTCTTATCATTTAATAAATTAAATAATGTATCCATTTTAAAATAATGTTCTCTAATTTCAATCGATATTCTATTACTCTTCTTATGAAATATCTTTAATAATGATTCATCATCTGTATATTTTTCAATATAACGGGATATATCACTACTATTAACATCAAAATTAAATATATTCATTAATATATGTTTTGTCATCTTATTTATAACTAAATCACTTAACAAATATGTTATTATTTTATTCATATTGATAACATTATATAATCCAATATCATCATTATTATATATATTTAATACTAAATCGACATTATTATCAATATCATTAACTTTAAATATAATTTTTAAACCACTTTTTTCAACAAAATTAATATCACGATTAAATACATTATTTATTAATTTTTTTAATTTTTCACCTTGATAATTTTTTTTTATATTATCTATATTAATATCTGATATATTAACATGTCCAATTGACACTTTTCTTTCCATCTTTTTATTATATAAAACATCAAATAATAATCCACTTAAATAACTAATATCATCATATTTATTAATATCAATATTATTCATTAAATATATTATTATCAAAGATAAAAATTATATAAATTAAATTTATTGTTTATAACTTATTGCTTATAACTTATTGCTTATAACTTATTGCTTATAAACTGTTAATACTCTAGCAGATGGTTCTTTAATATCTCCACACCAATTTGGCAACCAAAAATGACTAATTACATTATCTCTATTTGGATAATAATTCTCAAAAACTCTTCTATACCAATATGATTCTTTTGATACTGGTCTTAAATGAGCATATTTATACGATTCATTTATATATTCTTGCGTAGTTATAATTTCCTCAACATAATCTTGTATAATCTCAAACCATGACTTTGTCTTTTTAGAAATTCCGTCACTAAATGCTTCTTTAGGTCTCCATAATACTTCAGAACAAAGTAAATTAGGCATTACTACTTCAAATGCTCTACGGATTAAATATTTCTCCATTCCCTTAAACGGCATCTTTAGTTTCGCAGGAATTTTCATATAATAATCAAAAAATTCGACATCTAAAAATGGAACTCTTGCTTCTAATCCATGATAAGAAATAGCTCTATCTACTCTTAATCCATCATACAAATGAATTTCTTTTAATAATTTTTCAGTTTCTTTTTGAGCCTCTTCAGGATTTGGAGCATTCTTAAAATATTGATAGCCCATCTCTATTTCATCAGCTCCATCGCCATTTAATATAACTTTAATATCAGTTGTTTCAGAAATCTTTTTAGCTAATAAATATTGCCATGTTGAAGCACGAATTGTTGTAATATCATATGTCTCGATTGCTTTAATAACTTCTGGAATTGTCTGTAGTGCTTCCGCAAATGTTATATCAAATATATGATGCTTAATATTAGAATTAATTGTTTTTCTAATATGATCAAATACTTTAATAGCATTTACAATATCTGGAGCATCTAAATTTCCAATACTGAAAAAATTAATTTCTTTTCTAAAATCTATCTCTTTCATATGTTTTGCTAATAAGCATGCTACTAATGAACTATCTAATCCACCTGATAATAAACATCCAATTGGTCTATCTGATTGAATACGTTTTTTAACAGCATTTGATAATCTATTAACAATTTCTTCATATATATTTAAGTCTTCAAAATAAACTTCAGTATTTGTTGGTCCAAATTGTTTTGGCAAGTATTGAGGATATTTAAATTCATAATATGGATAATATTCTATATAAAATGCTTTTTCATAATGAACTCGTTCTATCTCTTTTTCATTATATGATAATTTATATATATGTCCAGGCTTAAATCTCTCAACTCTATTACAACATTCTAAACCCTTCATTTCAGAACTAAATATTATATCAGGATGATCAAATTCATTATCTTGATATCCAATAAATAATGGTCTAACTGAAACAGGGTCTGTCGCAGCAAATAAACTTGTCTTCTTTAATTCTAAATTTCTCTCCCAGATAATGAAAGAAAATTCTCCATTTAATAAACTAGTAATCTTATCAACATCTCTATATTTTTTATATAATTCTAATATTACCTCGCAGTCTGAATGAGATTTTGGATGTAAATCATGATCTCTTATTAATTCTAAATGATTATATATTTCACCATTACATACAACATATATTTCATACAAATTATTTATACTTACAAATGGTTGATTTGCGATTGAAGATGTATCCATAATTGCTAAACGATGAAATCCAGCAATTGCCCGAATTGAGTTGTTATATGATATCTTTTTAAATTCTGAAAAATCAGGTCCTCTATTCTTAATCTTATTAAAACTGCTTCTTAATCTATCTATTTTTAAAGTATCTAATTTATGAATCGATCGCTTTAAGTAAAACCATATTCCACACATTTTTTATATTGTTATTAATTATTAAAAATATAAGTTTATATATATATGTTTAATAAATCAATTTTTTTATTTTAAAATTCACTTGATTAGTTCCTTAACCAAACTAAATATTAATGCTTCCAATTGAATCATTAATCTTTTTCCAATTATATTTCTATAATCATACTTTCTAAATAATCTACTAATCAAAATTGAATGATCTGTAAGTCTATTATTTAATTCAAAAAATAATTCGTTTATAATTTCATTTTCATCAATATTAGTTATATAAACTTCATATATTAGATTTCGTATTGTCATTATATCAACATGTTCTACATTTTTATTTGTAATAATTTTTAATACTATATCTCCAACCTGTTTAATATTATTTTTCCATAATACTAATTCCAAGTTTAATCCCATATATTTATTCTCTAATAACCATAATGCTAATTTTGGATTACGAGAACATTTCTTTATTATATCATTATAATCACTTCTTGATAATAATTTGTTTTCTCTTGCTGATATATTCAATAATAATTTATATATCTCTACATTTTTTGGTTTTGGTAATCGTATTGATAAACATCTACCTTTTAATGGATCGATAACTTTGCTCATATTATATCCACACAGTATAAACTTGCAATTATGAATATAGCGTTCCATTGAACATCTTAAACTTGTTTGCGCATAATATGATAATTTATCAATATTATTTATTATAACAACTTTAAAACGATTCTTATTTTTAACCATATCTAATGTAAATTGAGAACAATATCTCATTACTATATCTTGAACTAAGTATCTATCAAACGCAGAATTCGTTGGATTTATTATAATATGATGATTAGATTGATCTAATGTAATTGTTTCTTTTTTATTTCCAAATAACATAATTGAATATTCTTCTTTTCTAATATCAAATATTTCATCTCCAAACATATCTTTTAATATTAAATTGATTAATGTTTTTTTACCAGAACCTGCCGGCCCATGAATAAATATATTCGGAAAATCATTATAATTCCCACAAACAATATCTTTCATTTTAACCTGTTTATCATCTTTTATTTGATTCAATAATTGATCATAATTCTTTTTATCAAATAATTTATCATAAATCTCTGTATGATATAATATATTATAAAGGTTAGTAATACGATATTTATCTATTAAAAACATTTATCTAATTTAAATTTAATTATAATGTATATATAAATCAATTTTTATATTGAAATGTTTGGTTGTCATATTAACGGAAATTTATTTGATAATATAGAAAAAGTTCATAATTTAGGTGGAAATATAATTCAATGTTTTATTTCAGATCCAATCGGCCATAAAACAATTAAAATTTTAGATTCAGATATTTTAAATATTAAAAATACATTAAGTAAATTTAATATGAATATGATAATTCATTCTCCATATGTATTGAATTTTGCTAGAGAATTTAAATTAGATTCTTGGTGGATTAAAACATTAAAGACAGAATTAAATTATGCTTCAAAAATAGGCGCAAAAGGATGTGTTATTCATTTTGGAAAATATCTACATCTAGACAAACATATTGCTATTGAGAACATGGTAAATTCTTTAAAATATATAATTGAAACTATTCCTAGGGATGTATATATTTATTTAGAAACATCATGTGGGCAAGGATCTGAATTAGGATATACTTTAGAAGAATTCGCTGAAATTTATAATCAATTTTCTGATAATGAAAAAAAATCAATTAAAATTTGTATTGATACTTGTCATATTTTTGTAGCTGGTTATGACATATCTAAAACTAAAAATTTTGATAAATTTTTAATTGAATTTGATAAACTAATTGGAAAACAATTCATAAAATTAATTCATCTCAATGACAGCAATAAGCCTTTAGACAGTCATGTAGATAGACATGACTTAATTGGAAAAGGTTATATTGGATTTGATGGTTTAAAATATGTATATGAATGGGCTATGAAAAATAAAATTGATGTTATATTAGAAACAGGTGGAGAGGATAATGAAATACCATCTCTTAAAGGCATAAAAAATTGATTAATTATTAAATTATTATAAATGTAATAATTTTATAATATAATAAAGTGTCTTTAGAAATGAGTAATCATGTAATATTTGATCCAAAAACTTTAGTATCTGAAAAAATCTTAGATGTTAAATTAATCAATGTAGAGCTAAATAAAGAAACTGAATTAGGTTTAGAAGGAAAAGATAACTATATTGTTGATTTTTTATTTGAAAATATATTTAAAGCTGAAGACTTTAATAAAGATGTAGAAGATTATTTTGATAAAATTTATAATCTAATTCTAACCGAAACTGGAATTTATTTAGAAAATATAGAAATATTAGATAGAGATGAAATACATGCTTGGGGATCTATTTACAAAGATGGAGAACTGTATTACACTTATAAACCATCATCAATTGAATAAATTTATTTGTATGAATTAATTGATGAGGTTTATAATCTTTTTTTATAAAATATATAAAATTATATAATTTATAGGAATATATTAATGTTTAAATGTGATATTTGTAATATTGAATTTAAAGCTAAGCAATCATTAATAAGACATCAAAATAAATTAACTAAATGTGATCATATTACAAAATTTAAATGTGATAATTGTAATAAATACTTTAAGCGAAAACAAACCTTGAAAGAACATATTGAATTAATATGTGGTATTAGATTAATAAATGATCAATTGGATGAATTAAATAATATTACGAATATATTAAATTTGCGACTAACTACCGACGCTAAAATAGATTTATTAATAAATAATCAAAAAATAAAACTCGCTAAAGCTACGATAAAAGAAATAATCGAATGTCAATCTATATCATATTCAGATAAGATTAAATTATTATTGAATAAATATTAATTTTTTAAAAATTTTTATAATTTTTAAAAAGTCTTCAAAAAAAGAGAAAAAAAAACTCACTCTCTCTTACTAATTTCGGTACTTTTTAAGAAAATGCTATATGAATATGGCTAAATATTTTTTAACAAAATGTTAATTAGTCGTATATTTATGATGTAAAGCAGGGCTTACTAATTTCGGAGACGATAAATTTTAGTTGAAGATTGACAAACAGTTTCTTATATTTTTATATCATATACTTATGATATAAAAATCGATTTACTAAAAACAGTCATATCTAAAACACTATTTTTATATCATAAATTTGAAAATTATTAAGTATTTTATATTATAAATGATAATAACTTAAAACGGTTACCCCATAAATAGAACTTTTAAAGCAGATTTTTATCATTTTTCTTTAAATTTAAATGATAAATGATAATAACTTAAAACAGTTATAGCATCTTAAAATTGACTAGTTTTTTTATGGTATAGTATATATGATAAAAAATTTTATTAAAAAATATCAAAAAAATGAAAATAAAAAATAAAAAAAAATGAAAAAAAATAAAAAAAAAGGTTCTCCGGCAAAAAATGAAAAATGAAAAAGCCGGACAAAAAATGTTCGAAAAAAAATAAAACTCTCACTCTCTTACTAATTTCGGTACTTTTCTTAAAATCGAGATATGACTCTGGCTAATTTTTTTATTAATTCTTTAATTTCTTTGGTATCTTTCTCGTGTAAAAAATAAATTTAGCAATTCCTTAACGATAAAATAATATTTTTATATCAAATACTTAATTTTGTTATTTTTTAAGATATTCAATTGATGTAAAAAATCATTTACTAAAAACAGTCACACTAAATAATCAATTTTACACGATATTTTACATACTTCTTACTACTTTTATTATGAAAAATGATAATAACTTAAAACAGTTACATCTAAAACTACTTTTTTACACGAGAAAAAATCAAGTTTTTTGTATCTTAAAGATATAAATATGGTATTAACTTAAAACGGTTACACTAATTGAACTTAAAATATTGACATTTTTATAACTAAAAGATATAAGTAATATGATAAAATAATTAATTCCGTAAAAAAGTGAATTATGGTGTCTACCGAAATTAGTAAAAACTTAAAACAGTAAACTTTTACCGTTTTAAGTAAAATATGAAAGACAAGATATAAAATTCCAAATATTTAAAATTTTATGATATAAAAAAGTTTTTATAATTTACTAATTTCGGTTAGACCATAAAATTGTATATTATATCAATACATATAAATAATATCTAAAATTTTTAATTATAAATATATTATTATTATTTTGGTATTGATTAATTTCGGTAAAAGTTCACTGAAATTAATAATATAAACTGAAATTAATAATATATTAATAATATATTATTAAATAATTAATGTCCATTAACGAATGCGATCTTTGTTTTGAAATATTTAAGACTAAACAGCATTTAATAAACCATAAAAAAAGAAAAAATAAGTGTGATATAATAACAGAATTTCAATGTAAAGAATGTTTAAAATATTTTAAACGTAGTGTAAATCTAAAAGATCATATTAATGGAAATAATTGTAGAGAATATAATAAAGAAAAAATAATAGAAAAAATTAATCGAACAAATATAGATAATCAAGAAAATAATAAAATGAAATCAATATTAGATATGGATATTTCATTAAATTCTAAAATTGATTTATTAGTTAATACTCATAATATAAAATTAAATAATACAACTATAAAAGAGGTATTAAGTAATACTAAATTATCAGATGATGAAAAAATAGATTTATTAACAGTATCTAATTCAAAACCAATTGTAGCAAATATAAATAATGGTAGTATTAATAACATAAATGGTAATGTTACGAATAATAATACTACAAACAACATTGTAATAAATAATTTTGGTAATGAGAATATAGAATATCTTAATAATGATTATTTTAAAGATTTAATAATGAATAATCATATTGAAACAGCATATATGAAATTGACTGAAGACATATATCTTAATAAAGAGCATCCAGATAATTTGAATGTGAAGATAGATAATTTGAATAATAAATATGGATTTGTATATAAAGATGGGACATGGAAAGCTATTTTAAAATATGAATTAAAAGAATTACTTCATAATAAAAATTCACAATTATTAAAAATTCATTATACTAAATTAAAGAGTATTCTAGATAATGCTAAAAAGAATAGTATAAATGTGTTTTTAGCAAGAGAGTATGATGCCGATCCACATTTAAAAGATATGAATGAAAAGATGGTTTTATTATTTTATGAACCAAAAGTGTAAAAAGCGTAAAAGATTTAAGTTAATTTTTTATCTAAATTATAATAATGAATTTAGATAAATATTATAAAGAACGTTATTTAATATTTCTTGATATAGAATTTCAAACCTTTAATATAAAAGGCAGACAACAGTCTTATATTTTAGAATTAGGTGTGATTATATTTGAACAAGGTAAAGTTAATCCTATAGTTATAGACCATGTAAATTTCCCAATTTTACCTTTTGAAAATATTCGATTAATCGGAGAAGAATATGCGACAGTTTCTAAGGAGACAGAAAGTCGTATGATTGATTTAGAAAATAAATTTATTTTATCATCTAATTTAGAAGATGTAAAATCAAAAGAAAAATTAATACAATTTATACCAAATGCTACAGTTAGGAATATATTAAAGAAAGCTATTAAAGATAATGATCAATATTTATTAAATGACAATAAGGAATTAATAAATAAACATGTTAAAAAAGCATCATATAATTTATTTTATAAGAGGATACCAAAAGAATACCAAGAATTATTTAAAAATTATATGAATATATATAAAGAAGATAAAGATATAAAAAAAAGGATAGTTAATCCAAAAGATTATTTAAAATTTTTAAATAATTATTTAAAAGATGGGTTATTTGTTCATAAAGAGACAATGGATTTACAAGCAATGAGTAATGATTCTATTTATCATAAAGTTCCAATTATAATGAAAAATAAATTTGATATTGCTATATATAATAAAGAGTTTGATAAATTAGATGTATCACCATCATTACATAAATCATATGTATATTTATATGATGAAAAAATAACAAAGAATCCAGATATACTAAAATTTCACAATTGTTTATTAGAATTAGTTAAGGTAAAAATGGAACGTTTTATACCACATGATCCATTAGTTGATGCTTTTATGACAATATTTGTATTTCTTATAATGAAAAAATAAAAAATATAAAAAAATTTTATTTTATATTTTTTATAGTATATATATTTAACATGAGTTTTTCTTTTATTGACGAAGATAACATTTCTGTGTGGAAAAAGACTGGAACTAGAGCATGTACCTCACAAAAAAATATGGAAAAATTTGAAGCTATATCATCAATTGATAATTTAGTTGAAAATTTTAGTGAAGGTAATACGACATTTACATTGTATTATGCTAATTGGTGCCCTCATTGTACCGATGTTAAACCAATATTTAGAAAATATACTGGTAAAAAAACATTTAATGGTAAAACAGTTATAGTACAAATGATTGAAGAAAAAGAAATGACTTCAAATGCTCCTAGAATTCCAGGATTCCCCAGTTTTATTTTACAAAAAGATGATGGCTCAATTGTCTCTTATAATGGAGGCAGATCTGCTGATAAATGGGATGCTTTTTTAAATGAAAATGTATAAATTAATTCATTATAATAGTTTTCATTAAATAAGCATCTAATAATTTAGTATCATCATTTACTCCACTTAATGTCATATCATAATTTAAAAATCTAACAACTATTTTTAATTTAAACAGAACAATAATACATATACTTTTTAATTTATATAATACATTTATATGACCATCTTCATTTAAAATAAATTTATAATTATTTGAATCATTAAATTTAGATAATGTTTTATCTAAAATTGTTTGAATCTTTTTCCCTGCTCCTTTTATAATTTCTTCTTTTTCAGTATATTTAATAAGCTTATTATCATCATCAACAATTGAATCCCATATATTATTAAATTGTTCTTTCATTTTATATTCAGCATCTCTAATAATACCATAATAATCATCTAAACTCTTTTTAATACTTGATTCCATATCTAAATATTTATTTTTAATCAATGAAAATTCTTCAATAACTTTTTCAATCTTTCGTAAATTTTTAAGTATACTTTTATCTATACCATTTATATCGTTTTTTTTAATAAATTTATAAATATTTTCTAATAACAATACACCAGTATATACTTTATGTTGTTCTTCAAATATTTTTGATACATATACTATATGATAAACACTACCATCTTTTTCGTATTTTTCATAAGAAAATGGTTTTTGATATTGAATACCAGATTTAGTTGATATAAATAATCCATAATTAATTTTTCTATATGATAAATCATATCTGAATTTTTCAATTTCGTCTTCAGGAACTGTGCTGTTATAATTTTTTACTTCAACTAATGCTTTTAATCCACTCGGACTAGTTAATTCTCCATCCGCATGATGAGCAATCCCTCTTTTAACATCATAATTATATTCTGGAAATTGTTTTATAATTATATCTTCTATTAAAGCTTCAGTTATATCACCTTTTTTTGTGCTAGTATTTAACCCATATAAGCTTTTTGTTAAATCATTTAATGGTTGAATAGTTGTATTTAGAGTGCTCATTATATCATCTTTAACTGAATAATATTCCAAGTTATTAGAAATAGAGTTAAAATAAGTATTATATCCTAATCTTATAATTGTTTGTAAAATATTAGAAAAATTCTTAGTGGCTTGAATATTTTTTAATTCAGGATATTCATCTAAATTAATACTAAGAGAAAGCATTAATTTATATATTAATACACTTTTATATTAAAAAATTGATAATCAATTTTATTATAATCCATAACAAAATAATGATATAAAAAAGGATCTAAATGACTAAAACAACAATAACATCTGTATTATTCCCAGTATTTGGTTCATTTCCAAATGTGCTAAAATTTTCAAATAGCATAAAAAGTAAACCAGTAATTGATAATGATATTCTATTTATTTTAGATTCAACTGGATCAATGGGAAATTATTTAAATGAGCTTCATAATTCATCAAAAATGAATAGTGCTATAAATTTAATTAAAAGGGTAATTGATTTAAATCCAAATAGTTCTTATGATATTTTACCATTTAATGAAACACCTCTTTCATTATGTAAAATATTTGATACAATATTACCCGAAAAAAATACTTATTTTTCTCCTATAGTGCCTATTCTAGAAAAACTTCTAAAAGAAAAAAAATATAGTAGTGTTGTATTTTTATCAGATGGATTACCATCTGAATCAAGCAATATAGCACATAATTCAATTAAAATAATGGGTAATATTACTAGAGAAAATGGAGCAAACCCGGTTGCTGTAGCAATAGGCGTTGATGCTGATGGAGATGCTTGTGAATTATTTGCTGGTTCTCGTGGATATAATTGTTTCATAAAGTATGAAAAAGATTTAGATAAGGTATCGAATGATATAAATCATGGAATTAATTGTATGTATGAAATGCTAGAAACTGGTTTGTATGTTCCAGTAGAAGCAGATGGTAATTATTATTGGATTGATTCTATCGCAAATACTAGTATAGTTAAGGCAGATCGAAAAATGGTAGAAAAGTATTTAAATTTAGTAATAAAGAAATATTTAACAGATACAATTCAATTTCCCTTATTAAAGTCTTTAGTTGAACATATTGTTCTCTTATTAGAGAACGAAAATGATAGAAAAGAAATTATTACAAAGTATGAAGACATTCTAAAAGTTGTTAAAAAAACAGCAAATGATATGCATCGATCACCTGGACTAAAGTCTGCTGTAGCAAACGTATATAGAGCTGCTTCTCAACAAGTTTAAAAATTTTAATTTATAGTTTTATTCAATTTAATTTATTTTTTAAAAAAATATATACTATATATATATAAATGAGTTATAGTAATAATAAATTTCCTAAATGTCCCGCATTAATGGAAGATGGTAAAATATTTACTGATTACCGTGCCCACAAAATTGGTGATGAAGCTTTAGCCAAAAAATATAAAATTACCGACAGTAATTCTTATCGTATGTTTTTACAAGAAAACGGTTCTAAATTAATTATAAATAATAAAGAAGCATTAGGTGCTTATGTATGCTCACCAAGAAAAGATAGAAAGTATGATCCTTTAAATACTAAAAACTTTGAAGGATATCAAAAAAACTCTTTTTCATCTGAACTTGGTAAATGGTAATTAAAATAGTTATTTTAAATATTTATAAAAATATTTAGATTAATTATAATTTTCATAAAAGTTTAACTAAATTGAGATTCTACCATAATCCACTTATTAGATGTTTTAAATAATTTTACATGATCGCATATATTACTTAAAACTAATGCTGGTTTAGAAGTAACAATATTACTTAGACGTAAATTTAAGTAATAATCATTTATTTTATTACCAACTAATAAATCTAAATAAAGACCATTATATTTACTATCAGCTGGAACGTCATACTCAAGAGCCGTATCGAGATTTAAGATAGATAAATTTCCATTTAGTATTATAGTTGGATCAAGTGATGTAAGACTTACATCATTATATGAATTTTTAGGAATAGTTGTTGAAAATATTTGTTGATTTACAATTAACCAATTTTTATTATAACTTAATAAAGATAAACAATCACCTTGAGTTTGTAATACTAAATTACTTGTATAACTACTAAATACATTTGATGTAATATCAAATGTAATATTACTAAATTCATTACTTACTGTTCCAGTAACAATTTGTAAAAATTGTCCATCAGCCGCTGCTTGTGGTAGTGATATAACAGCAGGAGTACTAGAAATGGTTATAATATTAAGATAATAATTTAGTAGATTGCTGCTGATAACAGTTGAAGTATCAACTAAATTTGGCACGTAACCAATATTTCCAGCAGTAGATAAATTAAATTTTACATTATCTGTATTTATACCAATTAACATATCAGAATAAACAATATTATCATTTGTTACGTTGGTTGAAAATTTCCATCCTCTATTAGAAATCGCAAATACTGGTCCGATTGGTTTAATTCCAATAATATATACATCAAAATTATGAATTACATTTATAAAATCATTTGTTGAGACAGTACAAAAATTTGTTCCTTTACTAGTTACAAATAATACAACTGGATCGCCAGGACTACCTACACTTGAAGTAATAAATACAGCAGGAATATCAGTTGATTTAAATATATTTGGATAATTTATTTTAATGTATGTAGGAGTGGTAACAGTTTGAGTAAAATATTGTGTTGAAAAAGCAATAGGTAATTGATTTGCTGTAGGATACAATATATTTCCTAATCTGTCTATCGTTGCTCTAATAATGTGAAGATTGTTTTCTGTAGAATTAATCGGTTTAAAGTATGACATATATTTTATATATTATTTTTTTTTTATATTATAGATAATATGAGTAAATATATAGATAAAAATATGGGAAAGGGTTATTCAAATATTGGAAATAAAGTAATATTATCAAATATTGGTGAAGAATTAAGAAATAAAATATTTGCCAATATAAATTCAGTTTCATTTCCATTATTATATGATTTAATTACACCTGACGTTAAATTATCATTTGTTGATAAGGATAATAATTCTGTAACACATATATTATTAAACGTTAGTAATAAAACCATTTCAGAAAGTACTAAACTTGAATTATTAAAATTTTTTATTAAAAGAGGAGCTCCAATTAATAGTTATAATAAAATGAAAATTACTCCATTACATTTAGCAATTGAAAATGGACATCATATAATCGTTAAATATTTATTAGCAAATGGAGCAAATCCAAATGCTGAAACTATGAATAATTTTACTGGATTACAATTAGCATTGAATGCTACACCAATTGGTTGTAAAACTGATGTAATTCCTAAAGAATTATATCCCGATCAAAAAAAAAATAAAAATGATTTAACTGATGCTATAACTAAATTTGTTACAGAAAATTATGATGTTAAATATAATAAATATTTTGAACAAGTATTTGATGATTATTCAGTAGATTTTGAGAATTTTGACGAAAATAAAGAAATATTAGCAAATATCAAAAAAGAACTATTAAAATTATACAATAGTGATTCAGCAGAAAATGAAATTAAAGATGAAATTACTGAGAAAAAGAAAGGATATATAAAAAATATATCTGAAAAATTTTTAGTAGATTCTAGTGAAATAATAGATGATGTTATAATAAAAAGTAAAGACGATGTGCTAAAGTGTTATATAGAGACAAAAAAAAAAGAAGATAAAAAAAAAATAGATAAGGATATATTAAATGAATATGGTTCAAAATTAGGAGAATTAGTTGATTTTATAGCTAATTTTAAAACTTTTTTTGAATATTTTGAAAAAAGATTTAGATATAAATTAATGCTATTATCAAAAATGGAAGTTGAATATAATGATCCAGCTAATGGTGTAAATAATCTTAGAGGTTATTTATTTATTTATAATAATATTCCACCTCACGCACCAGCATTTGCGAAGGATTCATTTAATATATATAATTCTGTTGGTGCTGGAGCTCCTCCATTATTAGCCGCAAATGTCCCTGTGCCAGTGCCACCGATAGTGGTAAATACGGTTGTTAATTTTTTACCAGAGTATGATCAATTAGATTTTATAAGATTTATTAAAAAGCCTGATTTTTCAAATAAAATAAAAAAATATAGAGATGATTATAAAAAGTTATTACAGTTAAATAATAGTTTTTTTAATAGAATAGATACTGACTTATTTAATGTAACTTGGCCAGTAGATACATCTGGAAATATAATAAATCCTTATACAACGCACACATCATATAAATTTATAATATTAAATTATTTTAAAATATGTACGATGTTATTTCAAATGAAAAAAATTACTAATTTATATAGTAATTATTCATTTGAAGATGATATTATGGAAACTTTTAAAAAAAATGACTATTTGCGTCCAGATCCAATAACATTATTTATAAAGACCACAAATGTGATTATAACTCCAATTATTAATTTAGCTCATCCTCCTGGAGCGCTACCACCAGGCACGAATAAAAAAGATCTTATCACTGAACAATTAGATAATTATCAAATTACTAAGAATTTATTATTTCAATCAGAATTAGATTCTGATTTATTAGATAGTTTAAGAGAAAATACATATGATTTAAAATTAATGATAAAATTAATCAATGATCGCAATATGATGTCATATTTTTTTAACTTCATTAACACTAAAACATTAAATCCAATAATCCCCTTAGCAACTGTAGATTATAGATTATATTATACAAATTATTTTAATTTTTTAATACCAACATCACTAACTGGGTTTGAAAATAATAAGATTGAATTAAATAAAGAAATTAAATATCATAATACAAATGAAAAACGTATTCTAGAATTAGATAATGCGAATAATGCTATGAATGTTTTAGTGATACAATTTATTACAGCAGCTGGGAATCCAGTAGCATTAGCAGCACTAAATACTCCGGCAAATCAAATAATAAAAAATAATTATGGTAATATTTATCCATGTGATGACATTCAATTAAATCCAAGTGATTATAATAAACCAAAGAAGGATAATTATTTAAAATTATTTAAAACTGAACCATTATCAGAGGGAATAATTGTGCCATTTACTGTATATTCTTCTGAAAATTATTTTTACAGAGATGGAACATCAGATATATTTACAGTAGATACAGGGGTATGTAATTTATTACGTCATGTGATAATCAAAGAAATAAAAAATAAATATGATTTATTACCTAAACCAAATGAAATTGATAATTTATTAAAAGAATTTAATTTGGATGGATTATTAAAAAATGAAGATGTATTAGAAGATTTATTTAAAAATATTACAAATAAAATAATAACTGAATTAATAAATTATTTTAAACATAATTATGCTAAAAAAATATTAGCAAAAGTATTAAAAAATATATCAACTGATCTTGAATTAGAAAGAGCTGCTACTTCACCTACACTAGCTAAATTATTAAATATAGATATTACAAAATTAACTGGTATAGACTATAGATATTCATCAGATTTTTTTGTTAGATTGATAAGAGAGAAATATTATAATTATAATTACATGAGTAATGATGCTACATCATTATGTTACAAAAATAATTATCATATTATTAATTATCTACTAAATGAACCAACAACAAATTATCATATAAAAGATTCAGAAGGTAATACAATATTACACAAATTAATAGATATTAATAATATATTATTATTTGAAAATATTTATTTAGCAAATATTCGTAAATTTAATAAATTTATTGATGCTAAAAATATTAATAAACAAACACCACTTGATATTATAATAGAAAGAATTGAATTAAATCATAATGATTTTTATCAAGATCAAGATAGATTAAAATATTCTGAAAGAAGTTCAAGTTTTGTTGTTCAACAAATAAAAGAAATCGGTGAATTAAATATGATGTTACCTGATAAATTTGGACCAGCTATGGATATAGATTTTATCGGACCAAAATTAAATGTTGTCGGAATATTTAATGATATCTATATAATTTTTAATTTACAAGACATTAATAAAGATATATTTATTGGTATTACAACAGATTATAAATACAATACATTATTTAATTATGATAAAACTGTTAAATGGGTAGATAGTAATGTATCTGCTGCTGGTATTGATAAAAAAATAAAACAAGAATATTATGATTTTATTACAGATAAATATAATACAACATTTAAATATGCGATTGGTGAAGATAAAAGATATTTAGCAATAAATCCTTATTATGAAAGATTTTGGAATACTCTTGTTCATGTAATTACCTTACATGTATCAAACGTATATTATAACTTAATGAAAGAATTTCTATTAACACAAAATGCTTCTAAAATTGGATTAACACAAGCAAAATTAGATATATTTAAAGATGCTATATTTAATTATGATCCAACCTATAGAAATTCATATGTAAATTTAGCCCAATTAATAGTTGTAAATTTATATAAAGTTAAATATAATGAAAAAACAAATATAAATAAAAAATTATCATATTTTACAGCTATATTAAAATCAATGTCATCTAAATTAGATATTATTGATGAAAAAAAAGAAGAAATAAATAATCATTTTGATAAAATAAATAATTATATGAATAAATATTTTGATACATTTAAGACGAAGATTGAATTATTTTTACATAATTATGTAAAATTTATAGAATTACAATATAATCTACAGGCAATTGAAAAATTATTAACCCCAAAGGGTATAGTTCTTTCAAAAAAAGAAGTAAAAAAATTAACAGAATCATTAATTTCTAGATATTTAGCTCCTTCATATTTAAAAGAAAAATTAAAAACTATTAAAGCAAATAGACCAGAGAAAAAATTTGCTTGGATATTATATAGCATGCCATCTGAATTAAAAGATGATATAATATTATTATATAATAACAAAGATGAAAAAAAGATACCAACAGATGTTGCTGATTTTATTGATAAATTAAAACCACTTGATGCTCAAGCATTAATGAAAGGATTGTTATCAAAAACTGATAAAACCAGAATATGTAAAGATAAAAATGAATTATGTGAAATATATGAAAAATCTGAAGAATTAACAAGATATATAAAAAAACTTAATTTAAGTTAATTTATTTGATAATACTTTTATTTTATTTTCTAATATTTTTATTTTTTCTAATAATAAAGGAATAAATCCAATATAATTTACAGTTGATCCGTTTGATAACATTGGATAATTTTCCATAACTTCATGAGCTAAAAACCCATAATTATTACAATTATTTGATATTAAATCATAATTATATGATTTAATTTTATCTAAATTTTCTAAATCTATTTCATTTATTAATTTTATATTTTTTTTCTTATCAATACTAGATGTTTGTAATAAAGCATTACATTGAATATTTCCACTAACATTTAATACTACATCTGTTATATTACCTGTTATATTAACATAACCATTTATATATGAATTACCAGTCATATATGAATCACCAGTGATAAGTGAATTACCAGTAACAAGTGAATTACCAGTCATATATGAATCTCCTGTTATAAGTGAATTACCAATAATATTAATATTACCTGTTAAATATGAATCTCCAGTTATGAGTGAATTACCAATTACATTTGAATTACCTGTTATATATGAATCTCCTGTTATGAGTGAATTACCAATAATATTAATATTACCTGTTAAATATGAATCTCCTGTTATGAGTGAATTACCAATAATATTAACATTACCATTACCATTTACATTACCATTTAAATATGAATCGCCATTAATAGCAATTCCATTAAATAAAGTAACTAAATTTTGAAATAAGAATGTATTTTGTAACGGAGCAAAAGCAAATACACCACTATATATAGATGAATTAAATTGAATCTCTAAATTACTCTCACCAAATTCTCTATTAAAATTTCCGATAATTAATATTGTATTATCTAATACAAACTCAGAATTAATTAATATTGTATTAGTTGTTAACTTATTAGTTACATCTAAATTTTTATTAATAAACAGACTTGACTGTATAAAAGTATTGCCTAAGATATTAGCATTAGCATTAATATATACATTACTTACAAAATAAGAACGCTTATCAATAAGTAAATTACCCGAAACATTTAAGTTTCCAAAAATATTTGAATTACGTAACACTATTAAATTTGATCTAGCATATAAATTACCATTTATATTTGCTTCAGTTAAAACCTTTAAATTGCCATATAATATACATTCACCTTGTAAATTAGCATCATTAAATAAATTAAAATTATTTCCTACATTTAGATTTCCAATTATATTAGCATTACTATTATTAAATAAATTTCCAGCAATAAATAGATTTCCTAAAATATTAGCATTTTTATTAATAAGAATATTATTTGGAATATTTAGATTACCATCTTGAAAGGTTAATATAATATTTGAATTATATATTAAATTATTATTAATATCATTTGAAATATAATTATTTTTAAAATACACGCCATTCGTATATATATTTCCACAAATGTTTGCGTTATTATATACAAATAAATTACTATTTGTTGATATATTTCCAGTTATATTTGAATTACCATTACAATATATATCATGACTAAAATTAAAATAATTATTCGCATTTAAAAATGATATATAGGCAGTATTATTACTATTAATAAAATTAAGTGTAATATCGTTTAAATTATTAATAGATCCAATATTAAGAGTATTATTAATCAAATTTGTAATAGTGGCATTTCCATCAATAATAACATTGCTTGAAAAAAGTGAATTTTTTGTAACAGTTAGAGTATTACTTATAGTTACTGGCCGATTCGCATTTAATGTATTATTAAGAGTTATTATACCATTAAGAGTTGTTGTTCCATCTACAATTAAGTTTAAATCGATTTCTACATTACGTTGAAAATAAGTAGATTGATTAAAAAAAAATTTTGAAATAGAAGGAGAATAAGTTAATACTCCTCCAAATTGTTGAGCATCAAAATAAACAAAAGTATTATTCATACTAACAAAATTTCCTAAACGTAGTGGTCCATGAATATTTACTTCATTGTTAAATATAGAAAGACCATTTACAGTTAATTTAGTTGCTAAAAAAGTATCATCATTTAAATATGATTTAGCATTAACAGTAAGCATTGTTTGACAAATAATATTACCACCAACTGATAAATTATTCGCAATATTACAATTATTAATCCCAATATTTGTAATATATAAATTCCCTGAAATATTTGTATCCCCCAATATACTTAATCCGCCGCTTAAATTAAAATTATTTAAATTTGGATTATAATATAAAACACCATCATTTGAACTTGAATTAAATTTTATAATAATGTTTCCAACATTACTTATGGGATTTCCAAAATTAAATACATTATTTGTATAGGTTAAATTATTTGAAATTATTAAATTATATAATGCTAAATTACCTGATAAGCTGAGCGTGTCGCTGGAAATTGTTAAGTTAGAAGCTGATAATAATAGTGGTCTATCTGCTTTACCAATTTTAAGAGTATTGTCAGTATAAATAGATACAATATTTGCTAAATTTGAATCTGGTTCAAAATACACATTATTAAAATTTAAAATTTTATTATTTGAATCAGTAGAAGAAATTAAATTTATAAATGATCCTTGTTGAATCATCATTCGATTAGTTCCTGTAAGACTTACTGTACTTTTTGTAATCAAACTATCTAATAAATATATATTTTTAACATTAAGAGTATCTAAATCTAAAACTGAAGGTAATGTTATTGAAGATGTTGATGTAGAAGATGGAGCAGATAAATAACTAGAGGATTGAAATTGACTCGTTTTATTAGTAGAATTAAGTGGTCTAGACATTTTAATAAATCTTTTTAATATATTTTATATAAAAAATATTAATTATAAATTTCCAAAAAACTAAAGTTCCTTGTTATTTAAATAACTTTATTTATCATATAATCATCCAGTAGATATTTCTTCAAATAATTCAATTGTAAATGATACATCTATATTATTAAAATCATATAATAATCCATCAGCTGTATAAAAAAAAAATTCTAAATAATTAACTGAGGCAATTGGATCTAAAAATTCTTCACCTAACTGTATGAAATCATTATAAATAACAGAATTTGGTGTTCCAGATAATAATAATTTAGCAAAGATATTTTTAATGTTCTTATTATCAATTGAATCTTTAAAAATATAATTTAGTGTTAAATAAATATAATTATCACCATTAAAATTAAATAATGTATTATTAATAATATTTGAATTTGAAATTCCTAAACTATTTAAATTAGAATCAAGTTCATATTCAGTAATATTTGTAATAATTTTAGAATATATTGTTACAGCATTATATTCACCTACATTTCTAAATCCTAGTATATTACCAATTGTTCCATTCATATTAAATAATAATCTACTATATAATGGTTTTAGAATAGTTATAGCATTACCACCACCAGTTGATGATGTATTTGTAGAAGGATTATATTTGTTTAACTTAATTTGATAATTATCTACATCCATAATTGATTCAATTGTAAATGTTCCATTCAAAGCTGAATCAGGAATTCCTTCTGTTGTAATCGCTCCTTGTATAGATATAGAATCACCAATATTTAGACCATGTGCTGGATGATTAAGTACAATTCTGCTAAATCCGTCAGTAAATATATATGTTGAAATCTTAATTGCGTCGGATAAAATGATAGTAGTATATAAACTAATTGAAAAGGTATTAGAAGATTGAGTAATTGAAACTGTGGCAAAATGATTATTCATGTAAATAATTTTAGAACTATTAGTATTTAATTGATTCGCACGTGGAATTAAACTAATTTGTGTTTGAATTTCTGAAGCTAATTCATCAATTGTATAATTACCTGGTGTTACTTGTATGTAATATTGAGTATCCCCATCATCTACATTCTGCCAATATAATAAATTATTTTGTTTATTTAAAGGATATGCTTTAATAGTTTTTTCAGTATTTGGAATTTCTGTTGATAATAATCTTATTTTTTTTATTTTATTAAAATTCTTACCAAGATTATATTTAAAATGATTTGAATCTGGAAATCCTTCAATAACATCAACAATTTTACTAATAATTATATCACTTCCTCCTACACCTATATTTGATTTTAATAAAGTTAAATTTGAATTATCTGTTAAACCAATAGTTGCTACAGAATTTATATTAACTTGATAATAATCAACAGATAATATATTTACAATAATTAAAGAAGATTGAGATTGATTAATATTTATAGGATAATTTGAATTAATATTACTAGTTGGAACTCCATTTAAAGAATATAATCTTACATCAATAGTTTGATTATTATTTAAAATTGGTAAAATATTAATTTTTATATAAAAATAATTATTATTGGCAGTATCTGAACCGTTTGAAAAATAAATATTATGAATTTTATTTAAATAATTAATTGGAATGTTGTCAAATATTGTATTATTATTTGAATTTCCAATAAAATTTTCAATTAACATAATGTAATTAATATTTTGATTTAAATTATGATTTTCATATTCAACTCTTACAAAATAACTATTTGATATAAATGATATTTTCATAGAAGTTGATAAAATATTTAAATTAATTAATGTTATTTTATCATTATAATTATATCCATGATTTGGATCATAAATAGTTAATATATTTGAATTTGCTTGAAAAAATAATGGATTATTTGGTAAAAAATGTTGAACTGAATCTAAGATATTTTTAGGATTCTTAATTCGATAATGCGAATCTACATTAATTCTGGATACTTTAAATTTATTAGAACTTGTTGAAATTGGAATAACTTTTCTTCTTGTATATTCATCTAATTTAAAATTATCTTTTGTAATAGATCTACTGCGTTGATTGCTTAGATATTCATTTGTTTGTTCATTTTCATTAGTATTAGATTTTTGTAAATTTTCACTTTTATTAAACAAATTTTGTCTTACATAATTATTTGTATCAATAAAATTATTTTTTACTAATATATTTGTTTTATCATCTGAATTTGTAATAACTGTTGAAAAATTTAAATTTGTTTTTTCCATAAAATAATTTAGTTAATTATTTTTAAATACTTAATTAAATTAATTTGTAAATAATTATCTATGTTATTTATATATATATAATGAGTTTAATCGGTGGTAAAAAATCTTCTAAAAAAGCATTAAAAAAGGGAGGCGCTTCTGGCGGTGCCTCAGGTGGCCGCAAGCGCAGAGCTTCTAAGAAAGCTCACAAGAAAGGTGGTGCTTCTGGTGGTAGCTCCGGTGGTTTATCTGGCGGCCGCAAACGTAGAGCCTCTAAGAAAGGTTCTAAGAGACGTGGCGGTGCCTCCGGTGGTAGCTCCGGTGGTCGCTCCGGTGGTCTCTCCGGTGGCCGCAAACGTAGAGCCAAGAAAGGCGGTGCTTCTGGCGGTCGCTCCGT